AACGCAGTCATCTATCCACGTAGTCACCTCGTTAGGAAAGGATCCCGCTCTGTCCACAAGGTCTTGTGGCTCAAAGCCGAGGAAACGACGTGGGATGTTTGAGTTACGAAGTAGCCAGTGCTTCTTTAAGGCCGAGAGTTGATTGATGTCATACATCGTCTTCGTCAAACTCCACTTCATACATGCCGCCATAGCGCATACCTACGTGGTCAAACCAACTACCGATGAGTAACATTACATCGCCAAAAAATCTAAGAAACTTATTAGTCGTTGGATAAACTAATCTACTTTTCATACTTCCCCCCTATCAACAATTACCTTTTCCCAATCAGCATTACAAGAATAACACTTAAGATCTAAACTCATACTATCTCGTTCAGTTGCAACTCCTTGAACTTTCTTTTTACAACTTGGGCAGAAGAAACTGAACTCGAGCATTATTTAAGATTTAAAAGTTACAACGCCAACAAACGATGTTGGCTTTCCTTTAAGGTCTTTGCCTTCGCCTGCAATCATCTTCACGCTCTTGCGTGGTGTAAGTGCTTGCACTTGGCTCTTGATCCAGCGCTTGCCTGCTGAGGCATTAGACCATGCAGAGGTATTTAATACATCTGTGCCATCCATACCGTCGGTAGTGATGCTGATAATTGCCATCCATGCGCCACCCTTTTCAAGGTTCTTATTTAGATTTGCACTAAATGTCTTTACTACTTTTTTAGCCATTTGCATTCTCCTTTAGTCGTTTTTCGTATCGTGCTAGTTGTGCTCTACCAGAAAGTGAATTCTGGAAAGTGCGTCCATCGCTTGCTTGTAACGTTCCCATCTTAACTGCTGTATCTAATGGGGCGTTAATTTTACTTAGTCCAAGATTTTCTCGGGCTTGGTTCATCTTCTTTCCAAAAGAAGCAAGGAACATCTTATACAGCATTGGGGCTTCGTCGCCAATGTTCTGGAAGTTTCGCTCATCCGCCATAAAGAGTCTGAGCAACTCTAACTCAATTAATGCGTTGGTGTCGTATTGCTTTCTGAATTTGGCAAGGGCTCCGCTGAGTTGTTTGACGCTAACTGTTCCAGGGAGTAGAGGGTACTTGCGCCCAACACGAAAAGAAAACTCTGCAGCGACATCCATTGGGGTCCACTCGTGCTCTGCTCGTCGTCCCCTAGTCTTAGGATCGGATTTGCGGATCTTAGGCTGCGGTGCATCCTTCGGTTCGACCAATCCAAAGCCTGCAAGATTGTCTCCATCATCTTGATATTGTCTCATAGGTACTCGTATCTCTTTCATTAGAATCCCTTTGGATTCAGAATCTTTTAATTTATTACTATCTAGACTATTAGGTACTAATGACTTATTAGTCATACTGCTACGTGACTTATAGTCATGTGAGGTGCGGTAATTTACAGTGCGGTAATTTTCAGCATCTTTTTCTGTAGTGCGGTAATTTTCCACCACTTCATACCAGTCCATTCCCTTAAAACCATTAGCCCTCTTGCTAGGAGTTCTAATTATCAGTCCATGGTTTTCTAGCGCCTTGAGTGCAGTTCTAACGGTTCGGTCCGAAGTTTTGTTAGTCTGTCTACATAACTCCTCTACAGATGTCTTAAATCGGCCCTTGGAGCCCGCTAAGTGGCAGATTACAGCCAGCAGTCGGAACTGAAAATCGGTAAGAGGAGCAGAGTAAGCCTCTAGAGGTATTTTCAAAGGTTGTCATCCTTAAACGGGGAGATGTCTTTGTTTCCCTCTTCAATGTGTTTTGCTACCTCAAGAGCCAATACATCTAGGACCGTAGTCATTATGTAGTCAGCCATGTGTTCCACAAAGACAGTCATACTACTCATCATGGCATTGTACAAATCATCGGTACTGCCTTCAGAGTCGTCAAACTCCACCTTGTCTAGTCCCTCGGTTATATCCCAGACCTCAATACCAAAATCTTCAACAGCACTAAGAATTATGTGAGCCTGAGTTGAGTTATCCCAAACCATTCCTAGTACATCGTTAGGAGTTATTTGACGGATAATTTCTTTTACGGGATTGTCTGTAATTACTATGTCATCTGCAGAGATAAGTAAGTGATCTATATCTAAAGCATTCACTATAAAGCACGTTACCTTTATTGAATGACTATTACATACTTCCATAACGCTTTCAACAAAATGATTTTCATTTCCCGTTACTGGAATAAATACAGTTAACTCATTACTTGCGCCGTATTTATTAATGAGGGCTTCCATACCCTCATCAACACACACGTCTTCAAATGAGATTATTGCAAGATTCATACTTCTCCTATAGTTGAGATAAACGAGTAGGTGCCTTAACAATTACAGGTTTATTAAGATACATCCCGATTGCTAAAGAGACAAACGTTGCTGCAGGAACTAAAACAAAGAAGTCATAATACAAATCTATTTGCGCCCAAAGACCTAAGAAACTGAATGGAAGTGCAAAGTATTTGTTTAGTGTTGGCTTAGTAATAAAGCCAGAGATAAATAAGTCTAGAAATTCAATTACGTAAGTAACTGCCATTCCTGTGAGTAGTACGGATATAACTATGTCTGTAGTCATAACCAGGGATCCTACACCGTTAGGCTGTCATACTCCACTCCATCATAAGTACGGATGCGCCAAAAAGCATTTTGGGGAATCCAGTCTCCGATGGTTTTTGCCAGTCGTGGAACTTTCTTTGGCTTACCTGGATACAGGTAGGTATAAGATGCTCCTACCACATCTCCCCACAGTGCTCCGTATTCAGAAGGTAAATCTCCATCAAAATAATCACTTGCAAATTGAGCCTGCTCAAATTGAATCAAATCTAAGAATATTGTTCCTGCAGTAGTTCCGTAAAATGAAACCTTAGCATAGGTTGCGTCTGATTGAGAATCGGTTAATCCAGTAAGGGTAGCCGTAGCAAAAGATGTGGTAACTGAAACTGGTGCTGTTACTGTTTCTACAATTTGATTACTACTATTATAAAAGTTAATTTTCATAGTTAAAGGTAATGCAGACAACGCTTTAAGTGAACAAGAAAGAGTGTAATACTTTCCAACTGTTATAGGAATTTGATAATTAGTTGTAATACTCCATGGATTTGTAACAACAAACTTTCCACTATAAGAACCCGAGTATCCATAAGTTGGCACACTTGCATTTTGTGAAAAAGTTGAACCACTTAAAGCCCAAGTTGTAGAGTTAATTTCAAAAGAAGGATTTTTAATATAGTTTATTTTAGAAGCATCTAAAAAGATATCTATAGCACGGGCTTCGTTGTAAGTTGCTACTGCTCCAGTTTGCATGCACACTTGATCAATGTAATATGTTCCAGCAGCACTGTAAGCAATTGTTATTATTGCGTACGAAGACGTTGCATCAGAAGTTCCCGTTACACTTGCTGATTTCCAAGTATTATTTGCTGCAACTGCAGTTGCCGATTTAAGACTAGATGTTGCAGTGCCGTTTTTGTCATAAAATCTAACTGAAACAGTTATGTTTCCAGCACTTGCTGGTGATTTTAATTTACAAGACACAGTGTATTGAGTACTTGGATTCACAGGAACACCTTTGGTAATTATATTATTAGCACCTAAAACCATGCTTCCAGAGTTAGACGCAACTATTTTTCCAGAGTACACGGTGTCAATAACGTTAGTACCAGGTGCAGGAACTTGTTCATTAGAAAATGTTAGAGTTGCATTACTAGCAACCCAGTTACCAGTACCTCCGTAAAAAGTAGAATCTTGAATTGTCAAAAGTAAATTCTCTGAAACAGTTATAGTTGGAGCAAATCCAGTTAAAGATTCGGCGTATGTTTCAACAGCACTTTTTGTACCTTTATGGCTGTACATGTACAGTGCTTCACGTATTAACCTTTTTTGATTTTTAGTTGGTAAAGCAGATTCAGAAACTAATCCATAGTTTAAAACTTCTGCAGGTAATAATTCAAAAGGAGTTTCTAATCCAGTATGTCTTGGTTTTAAAAGATCAATTAAAGTATAAAACTCTTCTTGAGCAAAAGTTAATCCAGAAACAAATTTATATAAATCTGAAGCGGAATCTACTGCTCCTAACGAACCTTGCTCAGTACTAGTAAATACTCGAGGAATAGTTGCCATAAATTTCTCTTGTATTCCATGGTCAGAAGGAACAATGGCTGTAATAGAACCCGCGTTTTTCCATACTTTTGTTTCTTCTGTAAACAAAAACATTCGGTAATAAACTTGACGTCCAGGAACTAATGGAATGTCATTTGGGTTTTCTTCACCATCAATGATTGAAGTTCTACTAACTGTTCCTTCTGTAGCAAACTCGTCATAAATAATGACGCCATCTTCAGATGTTTCAGGAAACCCCGATTGATTTCTTACTAATCTAATTCTAGTAAAATCACCTCTCGGTGTTTGCCAAGTAACATAAACTTTGGCAAATTCAGATGTAGTGGACAACTCTGTTGCCAATACCGCCATAGGTTGAACAGAGAATCTAAGCGCAACAAACGAACCGTATTTAGATGAACCATAATAATTTATACCATATTTAGCCACAGGCTAGAACTCCTAACAACCAGAAAGTAAAAACTGACTAAAATTATCTGATTGAGTATTTGCAGGTGCCCAAGAAGCGGCTGTTCCGTTAGTGGTTAGATAATAACCGCTATTCCCTGTTTGAGAAGGTAAAGCATTAATTGTAGTCCAAGCAGTTGCGTAATCACTACCTGATGATTTAGTTAATACTTGACCTGTAGATCCACCACTTGGAACAGCGGTCCACACATCAGTTAATCCATATTCAATATTTGCAAGACGGTCTTTTAAAGTACTCCATGCCGTAGTTACAGCGTCGTAATTACCGACTCCACCAGACCCTGTTTTAATAAAGGTTCCAAGATTTGCCTGTAAGGCGTTTACTTCTTCTTGAAGAGTGTTTACGTGTTCGGCAAGAACGGTATCGGTAAAGTCAACCTTTGTGCTAAAAGACTTTACGGCTGCTGGATATGCTGCTGTCACTTAACTTCCTCTCAGACCTAACGGTCTATTTTCTCTTGTTTGTCCCCTATTTACTGTCTTAACTACCTACCCATTGGTTGTATGGGTATGCCCACCAGTAGTTCTTGTTGCTAAAGTAGACTTTAAAGTACTTACTGTGCTCTCTAAAGTAGAGACCTTGCCCTGCAAAGTAGTTATCTTTCCTTCAGCGGTAGTCATTCTAGTCTCTAAACTTTTAACTTTGTTAGCCAATGCAACAATGGTAGATATTAAGTCTACTTCAGTAGTGCCATCAGACTGTTTTACTGTAATTACATGTGCAGTTAATCCAGTTAAAGACACTGTATTAGCCAGTGGCTTAATAAAGATTTTTTTATTTTTACCTTGATTTTTTCCAAACGATCCTATCCATACAGGATAACCAGTATTTCCTCCAACATAGGTAACCCACACTCCTTGACCCACCGTTGGTACATCAACGCTTATGTTAGATGGCTCAAGGGGAAAAATCCAATCACTTACTTCTGTACCAGTAATTTGTGGAACAATAATCTTTAATCTTTTTTGTTTTTTAGGATCAGAGTTGTTTTTAACAATGCCTCTGTATACTCCGAAGTA